GCAGGCACAAGCGTTGATACGTTTGACCACAGAATGTTGAATTTAGCCGTTTCGTTCGTATTCTGATTGCGGTTATCGTCGCGGTAACGCTTAACGATCTTCTGTGACCGTGATTCCCACTTCTTAAACTCATTGTCGTATTGGCTGATCGTATTTAGCCACTTGGTCACGCCGGTGAGTGCTTCCATCTTAATCCTCTAAATACTTAATTTTGGTCTGTTCCCACGGCCTTGGATGACCATGAAAAATCACTACCTTGGCATCGCCTAACCCGTTCGGTAACACATCAACCTTAAAACTCACAATCCCGTCTGCAATATCCTGCCAATAAGTCACTTTGTCGCGCATATGGTGTTCGATGTAGCTCTGATCGCCACCTGCTGCGTACATCTGTAATGCTGCAAACTTGTCGTATAAATCAACGGGTTTCGACCAATACATCATGCTACTTTGCATTGCTTTAGGGTTGTATTGACCCCTGTAAACGTCACGCATAATGACAAAATCGTGTTGCTTTGCCGCTTCGACAATAGCGGTACAGTCACCCGTCAATACAGTATCAAGATCAAAGTACAGCGCACTTGGCAACCGAAATAACTCCATCTTTGCCCACCAACCGACCCAATTGTGTAGCAAAGGGATGGTTTCGCACTCTAATTCCATGTCTGTCAGGCACACAAACTTGTGCGGTGGCAGATACTTGGCGCACATCTTTTCAAGCGCATAAACGTGTTCAGGCTTGAAATCACCGCCAGAGCGCAATACGCTTGCTACGATCATTGCGTGAAGATACCCACAGCCATGACTTCTACGCCTGCGCCGGTTGTAATCTTCCACGCACCGTTTGCAGACACGGCGTTCAGCTCAAGGTTAAAGCACCCGATACCAGCGTTGTTTGGCAACACGGTATGCGTCAAAATCCCTGCGCCTGTGCCATCAACAATGACCACGCTTGACGTTGCAGACGTTGTGACTGTACACACAAGTCGGTGAATGTAGTCACCAGCTGCGCCAGCGCCACCTAAAACCTGTGCGGATTGGCTTGCTGCAACGTGTTCGTAAAAATAACGATAAGGATTTGATACGCCACTCATAGTCTGTTACTCCTAGTTGGTTTGTGGGTTGCCCACATATCTTCAAGCGTCACTGTGTTCTCTGGCCCAACCATCAACGGTTTGACCGTGTCCGGTTGTTTAACCTTTGGCTCTAATCTCCAAGCAATCGCAAGCATCCTAAATGCGTCAGCTGGGTGGCTTGTCCAATCATGCCTCGGTGTCTGCCTAAATGCCTTCTTGTCCTCGTCGTATTCCCGCTGATATTGCCTTAGTGCCTCTATCCCATCGTGCGTGCGTTCTGCATCAAACCAACACATCGGCAGCATCTGCCTAACCGCTTGTATTCCGTCTTGCACACCTAGATCAGGCACAATCGCCATATTGTTGATGCCTAAAAACTCTGCCAATTGCTCAATAACTGACTTACCCGCTGCTGCTAATGTTTTAGCCCTTGCATCGTGCGGTAAGTAATGTTTCCCGTATTTATATGGCTTTCCTGTCACTATTTTAGCTATTTCTTCAATATTTGCACCAGAAATCGCAAAATAATCGATAACGTGGATTTCGTTACGCACGACTTGATACCACCAAATAGCCGTATCGTCGCGGTATCCCAAGTCCCAACTGGTGTGGCATGGCAAATGCGGATCGTAGTCAACACGCCTGACCTGACCGGCATCTGTAATCTTGCGTAAGTCCTCACCATAGAAAGCCCCCATTATGGCAGCTTCAAAACTACACTCATACTCTTGCAAAAATTGGTCTTGAGAAATCTGTGCGGCAGCTGCCCGTAGCTCTGTGTCAGGCAATAGTCCAGATTCGGAGGCTTTAAGCACCAGATGAAACCACTCGTCAGGCGTTCGCTTGGCTTGTTCATAGATCGACCAAAACTGATTCTTACCTTTTGGCGTACCGGCAAATACCGCCCAACCCTGTTTGTCTGACAATGTAGGTCGAATGACGTTACCCCATACGCTAGGTCTGAAGTCCCCGTACTCGTCCATGAATACGCCATCAAAGCCTAGCCCGCGCATTGCATCTGCGTTGTCAGCACCGAACAGTCGTATTTTTGCGCCAGTAATCAACTCAATGGTCAGCTCGGCCTCGTTGGATGACGCTAAGATGGGTCGAGCAAAGCGTTTGAGATAATCCCAAGCCACAGACTTAGCCTGGCTGCGAAACGGTGCAATGTACGCAAATAACGGGTTTTCGCTCTTACACATCAACGCTGCTCGAATAATGTCGTTAATGGCTGCGACAGTCTTACCGGCTCGTCGGTGTGCAACTAGACAAGCCCAACGCTCGGTGCGATTATGGAATGGTTTGAACGCAGCCCGTGGTTTATACGGGATGGTTTCTACTCGTCTTGCCACTTAACCACCAACTCAATCGGGCCATTGTCAGCCCCAACGTGTTCTTGTCTGGCTAACTTGGGAACGTGGTACTCAGCAACAGCCATGAAACAATCAAACGCTGTCTTTGGCCCATACCGTTCATCTGTAGCGATCTGCTCAAGCCACGATTGCAACTGATGGGCATTACCATCAACGAACGCTGCAATCGCCTCTCTAGCCTTCGCTGTGGACTTATTAGGCGTACCTATCGTGCGCCCGCCTGCTTTCTTTCTAGTTTTTACTACTGTAGTTGCCTGCATATCTTTCTCAATTGTCGTAGATTTAGATACTTTAAGTTTAGCTTACTTATTGCGTTCGCTAATACCGTGTGCTTTTGCAATGGCATCTGCCTTGCTTGATGCGCCCCATGCTTTTAAGGCTAATGCGAGTCGGGTAGGTTTACCGTCTTTCTCCATTGGCCCTGCTGTTGCGCCCATCCGTGCAAGAAAACTGGCTCGGCGTGGGTTGTCACCTGACTTAACAGGTGCTTTAAGGTGCATACCCTCGGCCTCGGCACTCGCTCGACCTTTGGCATTCAGACCGCCAGCAGGGTTCTTACCCTCTTTGCGTGTCCATGCTGCGGTCATTTCTTAGTATCCTTGGCTGTCTTGGCTGATTCTTTAAAGTCTTTAGCCGTAGGTGCGCCTGGGCTGCCTGGCTTTCTCATGTGTTCGCCGCTGCCTGCCTTGATTCGCTCTTGTTTGGCAAGAATTGCCGCATATAGTCCTGGCTTACTCATTTGTACTCCCCGACTGCCAATTTAAGTTGATCGTCACCTAAGAATTGAGCTACAGAGCTGCAAAACAGGTAGAAATCTTCATAACTAAAATTAGACTTCATTCTGTTGATTGCGTTGCATACCAAGATGGTATTAGCTTTTGTGTAACCAATATCGCTATTAATGCGTTCAATAGATACTGTATTTAGCTTGCAAGTTTCCAGCGTCATCAATAAGCCTGAGTAAGCGCAGATCATTTGCTGATTATGCCAAAAGCCCACAATGTCAGATATTTCTAAAGAAAACTCTTGATTACGCTTTTTTGCAGCAATTTTGGCGTTGCGTAGAAATATCTTAGCTTTGTTCTCAATTGTTGAATTTGCTTTCTCTTTACTTTTTTTGTCACCTACGGCGCAACAATCTTTGCACCAGCTATGGTGTCCATCATTAGTTTGGTTATGTTTAAAGAATAAATCGTAAGATTTCTTTTCTTTGCACTTAAAACAAACTTTCATTTGAACGCCTTTAGTTTGTATAAGGTTGAGTCAATGAGATCGGCAATCTCGTCCACGATGTTCTGTAGCTCTGAGTCTTTGGGCAGCTCGTCGCGGATGTCTTTGACGAACGCTTTAACAGATGTGATGTATTTAACCGGATCGGTGGCTAAATGGAAATCCTTGGGGTAACTTTTAATGATTGAGTATGCCCCTTGATATGCTTCTGCCCACTTATCGCCTAGCTCAATGATCGTGTCATAGTATTCGTTCAGCGCAACGTGTTTGGCGTAGCTGTCCGTTTGCAAGTGCATAAAGTGTGCATTTGTCCCGCTGTGAAACAATGTTGCAACAAATACGGCAGGATAATCCATAATAACCCCTGTTTCTTTTATTATAAATCAATCGGTTAGCAACGCAATAGCCTCGTTTACCGTTTCAATACGCGCAATGATGCCGCCTGACCACAATTCATTGAACTGTAACTGTTGTGATGTAAATTTCGCTTTACTGTCGCGTTTTACTTCAATAAGATAAGTTTTGTTTCTAAATCCGACCAACAAGTCTGGACAGCCTTTACCGACTCCCGATAAGTCCACAACCGTTGCACCAAACGTTTTAAGTGCGTGGACTATATCTTTTTGATTGCAATCGACTCTTTTGGCTCTCATAAGGTAATTTTATGTCACTTGTTTATACAGATGATGAATTTGTTAAGGTTTGGAATGAGTTAGGTAGCCCCGCATTAGTAGCCCAGCGTCTAGGAATTGCAGTACGCAATGTCTACACTCGCCGCCGCACCATTGAACTTAGACATAATCTTACGCTTGCAACAAACAACTCACAGCAGGGCGTTACGACTAAGGTTAAAAAGATACATGAAACGCCTGGCAACATTCGCCGTGGGATTAAGTTAGACAAAGGTGTAGTCATTGTATTTTCTGATGCCCACTTTTGGCCTGACGATACAACAACTGCCTTTCGAGCGTTGTTACACTTTATCAAAGTACTTAAACCTTCTGTAGTTGTCAACAATGGGGATGCTTTTGATGGTGGTGCAATATCACGCTATCCGCGCATTGGTTGGGATTCTAAACCTACCGTTAAACAAGAGCTTGAAGCTTGTCAATTTTACTTAGGGCAAATAGAAAATATTACAAAATGCCCCTTAATCTGGACTTTAGGCAATCACGATGCACGGTACGAAACCATGTTGGCAAACCAAGCATCTGCCTATGAGGGAGTTAAAGGGTTTACGCTTAAAGATCACTTCCCACGATGGCAGTCATGTTGGTCATATTGGGTAAATGAGGATGTTTGCATTAAACACAGGTTCAAAGGTGGTAAGTATGCGGGTTATAACAACGCTCTGCATGGCGGTACTTCTATCGTTACAGGCCACACCCATGTTCTCGCTATTCAGCCGATTACCGATTACAACGGCACAAGGTACGGTGTCCAGACGGGTACATTAGCCGAACCCAACAATATGCAGTTTGCTGACTATACCGAAGATAATCCTAAAGATTGGCGTAGTGGGTTTGCGGTGCTAACTTGGGATCGCGGTGAGTTGTTGATGCCCGAACTGGTGCAAGTATTTGGTGAAAATGAGGTGGTGTTTCGCGGCAAGATCGTTAAAGTATGAAGCTCACGCCTAAAATGGTTTCGTCAATTTATCTAATGCTTAGAACGTTCAAGCCATTCTGTGGCTGGCATCTACCGGAAATATCATCTATTGAGTTTAAGGTAACCAATGAATTTGACGTAATGGGTACATATATCTTTTGTGATTTAACAGATAAGCATCAAATAACTATTAGTCGAGCGCGAAACGGGCATTTGTCTACTGTCATACGCACGTTAGCCCATGAAATGATCCACCTTAAACGGGCTAATACGTCAAAGTGGGACAAGCACGACGCTGTGTTTCGCAAGCTGGCAACCCAAATTAGCAATGAATTGGGATTTGACCCGCTTGAATTGTAATTAATCACCACAAAAACATTCAAGGCTTTCATCGTCAAACAATGAAATTTGATTTTTTTGAAATTGCATCATTTGTGCGTAAGTTGGTTTGTCATTAGCAAAGCGCCCACCGGTCTGTTTTTCCATGTTTGCCCATCAAATTGCTCGTTCAGGCTTTTGAATGATTAATCCACTTAGTATTCCTGTGCCTTTTAAAAAACAAAGGTCACAATTAGATGCGCCGTTAAACTTTGCTAATTCCAAATCAAATGGTTGTTTGTTCCAAAAGTCCCAAACGATGGCTTGAGTTACCCCTTGCGTTGCTAATGGTGTAAGTTTTACGTCTGCATTGACCCGCATCTTAGCTACTCGTCGTGGTTCGTCTGCTCTTATTCCCACTAAAGTGTCGTACTCTGGCTGGTTTATTGACTTCATGTAACGGTCAATTGCTAATACTTTTAGTTCGCTGGTGCAAAAACGTGCGATTGCGTTAGGCAAATAGCTGCGTTTTGTTATCAATTCGGCAAATGGCTTACCATTTCGACTTGCAGATGCATAATCAACAATCTTAAATTTAGGGTTTTCTGCTTGGTATTCTAGCCAAATAATTGGCACGCCCCAGTTCACTGAGCAATCGTTTACAAACTTTAAGGTGGCCTCTTCCTCTTTGCCTGTATTGGCAAAACATACAATTCCGTCATCTGGCATAGTGCCACCGTGTGCTTGCAATACCTGGTACAGCATATAGGCTGACGTTCGCCCTCCGCTAAAACTAATGCACGTTGGCTCTGTAATTAGGTACGGATTCATAAGCAATAGGTATTTAATAGTTCATCTTCTGTTAACCCATAGGTTGCTTCAAAGGCCTTGCGACCTAAACCATGCACACCCGTTTTGCCCGTGTGATGCTCAGGACACAGCGGGATTACGTCTGCATTGCTGCGTTTCATGCCCAGGCGCCTAATGTGATGAATATGAGCTGGTGTTTCGCCGTAGCCTAAATGTTTACACAAGACGCATCCAATCTGGGCAAGTTTGTCGTAGTGCTTCTTTTCTGCTTTATTCATTCCTCGTCAAATTCTAATTGTTCGTTGTTAAAGTCATAGACTTCAGGGTCAAAGCCGTTAGCTTTAAGAAAGTTTTTAAATACATCAAAAATGGCTGACAAACTTTCTGCTTCGGTCATGACATAAATTTGAGTGCCATCGTCTTGCTCTGAAATAAAATTAAGTTTCATATCAATCCTTTAAGTTAACTTCAATTAGTTTAGTTAAATAATGCTGCGCTTTTTTTAAATCCTCAATCCCGCCCTTGTTTTTGTACCTAGTAACATATTTGATGACATTGCCTTCGAGATAACCAAGATCATTAGCAATGATGTAATCCCACGGTTGAATGGCAACTTGGTAATGAGTCCCGCCAGTTTGTGTGTCGTTTGCGTTCATTTGATTAACTTATCAATTTGTCGGTTACTGGCCTGCTCTGTGCGCCAGGCATCAAATCGCATTTGTGCGCTGGTCATACGCCATTTAAGTAGCTCAACCTGTTCAGTTGCGTGTCCAATTGCATCACAATGATTTTGATAGGCTAAATTGGCGTATGCCTCGCGTTCCTGTGCGCCAATGCTAGTTTCACCGCTATGTTTCATAAGCATTGATTTAAGGCTTGATTTATACGCCTCAAGTTGCGCCAATATGCCCTTTGCTTTGGCGTAAGCCGGTGCATTTTCCCAAATGTACTCGATTGCTGGGTGTGGTGAATAATCACTCATGACGTTCCCCAATGTCATAGAACCAATCGTCACCAGCTGACCATTTGCGCGACCCGTCAACCGTCCAAATATGGCGTGATGCTTGGAAATCAGGAAAATCAGTTTTAGCCGGTATCAATGATTGATCGTACCAGAGGCAACGATTGTTTGGTTGTGCTGCAAACTGCCCATTGTCTAACCGGATAAAGTTAAATGATTTGTGTTCTTCGGCAACTTCAGTAAATCCGGTATCTACGTCCATACCGTCGGCACAAAAGTCTACAGTAAACAGGTATTTGCCAAAGTGCCATTCTTTGTCTTTGCCTAAGAATTTAACTCCTAAGTTACGCAAACTAATCTTTTCGTGGACTGTAAACCTGTACCCCATGCAATCCCATAATTGCAAAATGTCATAATGCAAATTGCCATGTTGAGTATTCCAAACATATGCATGAAGTGGCAATTTGTCATAAAGTGCGCCGTATCTTGGCAGCAGGCTTTCAATGCGAAACACTTGCCCACGAATTGCCTTGATGCTTACCCAAATGGCAGGCTCAAGCTCACCGTGACCTTTCTCAAAGTTGTATAAAAATTCACGCCGCACAAAACATTTAATTGGCGGTAAGTTTCCAATGATGTAGCTCATATCAAATCCATTTGTTTAGGCATTACTTTCCATTCCCGTTCGGCACGACCAGACTTACTCTGCACGTTGCGCCCAGTCAACAGGATTTCATGATTGCGTTCTAATTCACTGAGCCGTCTTGCAACTTGGTTGCCATCAAGTCCTGTAATCGTGGCTATACCGTCTTTTCCTTGTGGCCCATACTTGCATAAGGCTTGGATGATGATCGTGGCGTGTTGAGCCGCTAAAGACTTTGCAGAGTCAGCAGCAGCCCAACTGGTTATGGGATCGGTGTTTCTAGCAACTTGATTCATTTTCTAAATATTCCTCGGCTCGGTTTCTAATTGCTGCGGCACAATGCAATGAATTCATATTGTTGTAATTTAATTCATCACAAATTTTTGCGGCTTCTTCCATTGCGGCTTGATGAACAAGTTTGGCAAATTGTTTTAATTCGTTTTCGCCGCCCATCAATTCTTTTGGCTCAAACCTTGTTTCAAAACAATTCGCTTTTTCGGCAAAAGTTTTTAATTGTTTGTTCATTGCATCACCCATGCCATAAACGGAACAAGCCCAAAAACAACCCCTAAAAATGCCAAGCCAACCACCCAAGCAATAGGAGGTATGCGTTCGTCAGCCCGTGTGTAGCGTGTTTGTTTACGCATTGTGCGAGTGGTTCGACCTGTCCAGTTAGGATCGCCCAAGTCCGTAAGAAAAGGCCAGTTACGCTTATTCATCGCTGCCATCCTCCTCGTTTGCTGTCACAGTTTCAATATGGTTAATGTCAATAAAGTGGGTGTACATCGGGCAGGCGCAAATTAACACCTCGTCACGGTCAATCTTGATGTACGGTTCGCCGTTACTGTCTGTTTTTACGCCATCAGCAAATTGATCCATCAATTCTGCAATCTTTTTGTCGGTAAGCTCACGGCTTAATTCACGCATCAACTGGCGCTTGCCTTCGTCTGTCATTTGTATGTATGAATATTTCATTTATGTACCTTTTGTCGTTGTTGATGGCGTGTTGCCATGTAAAGATATTAAGATAGCTAAACAATCAATGCAAGCGTTATTTATAAGGATAAACCCTAATTGTTGTATTTTTGTTGAGGTGCGGGTACTCGCTGAACAAGGAGTGTGGAGGGACACGGCTTTCCCCGCAATTTATTATAGGTTGTTTTTACGCTTGTAAAACGCTAATAAGTATTGAAAGCAATCCCATGCAGACGCTAAATCATCCTCTGAATGTTCAATCAATTTAACATCACCTTCGGCAGTAAAGAACACATTGGCGCATCTGGCTGTTGGTTTGCCAAGGCCAACACGGTAAGCCGACAGCTGCATGATTTGTTCGTGATACGGCACAACCTTGTCGAGTTTATCCTTGCTTTTAAAGTCAATCACGATGTTCTCAGCAATCAAATCTACTTTGCCGCCAAAACCTTCATATGCAAAAGATCGCTCTGCTTCCCAAGTCTGGTCATGCCCAAAGTGGATTCTGATCGACGCATCAACCTGGTCAACGTAAACAGGGTAATCATCTTGTTCGCCACTATAAAACCGTTCTAACACGCCGTGCATCATCGTCCCGCGATCCATAGCGTCACGGCCTGTAGACTTAGAATCGGAAATAACCCGTTCTAACCAGTTTTCTTCGGTTTCGCCAGCAATGCGTGGCAACGTAAGAGCCGCTAGTAACACTTGTTGCTGTAACCATGTGTTTAGACCAGGCTTGGCAACCAATCCCAACACGGTAGTTACCGACGGTACTAACCCACGTTCTCTTGCGTCACGCACCGTGGTGTTGCGTTCTTTCCCGTTTTTACCAATAATCCGATACGCTGGTGAACCGTCAGCTGCGTACCAATGGCCTGATTCTGAATCTGCTGATTTAATAATCATTTTTGCACCTTTTTAGCTAGTTTTTTAAGCATCTCAATGGCATCCTGTAAATCTTGCACGGCTCTGTTGTCAAGAACCATGCCTGGATACCATTGTTGAAGCCGCCATGAGATTAAAATTGCCTCTTCTGATTGATTCATGTCAAAGCCATTTCTTTATGGCGTTGTTTATGACACGGTTGGCATAACCACATAACATCCAAAGGTTTGTTGTAATCTTCGTGGTGAGCAAGGCTTTTATGTTCACCACATCGAACACAGGGCATTGGACTAAGACTGCCATTTTTAATTGCCCTAGCAACTGCGTTATGGCATTGGGCTCTACGTTTATCTGCAACCCGCCATTCTTGATTAACCCGCAATGCCAACTTAACCCTATCTGGCAATTTTGCTCTGCGTTTGTCATATTCTCTGACCTTTTCAATGTTTTTTAACCTATGCTCGAGTGCATCTTTTTTATTGCACTCTTTGCATTTGTTTAAATGACCGTCAGCCATTGCGTTGTGTTTGTAAAACTCATCTAACAGCTTGACAGTCTTGCATTTAAAACACGTTTTAGAACGAATCATGTTGTACTCCTTTGCGTGGAATACAACCATTATAGACCCGTTCTAATTAAAAGGTACATCATCGATCATGTCCTCAAGAGGCACAATTATGCCTTCTTTGATCTGACGGTATGCATCAGACTTTGGCTTACTAGGTGGCGGTGGCGGTGCATCTTCAACAGGCTTGCCACCGAGCATCTGCATCTGATCAGCAACCACCTCAGTTGTGTACTGATCAACACCATCTTTGTTCTGCCACTTGCGAGTAGTCATACGACCCGCTATAAAGACCTGTGAGCCTTTCTTTAGGTAGTCGGCACATATTCCTGCCAACTTGCCAAACGCCGTGACACGCACCCATTCTGTCGTTTCCTTGGTTGCGGTTTTGTAACCCACCGCAATTGAGAAATTACAGATTGCGTTGTTGTCAGCGGTATATCGGGTTTCAGGGTCTTTGCCCAGGCGCCCAATGAACTCGCAACGGTTAAGATCGTTTGCCATTATTGTTGTTCCCAGTTTGCTTTAAATTGATCGTATGCAGCTTTCAATGGAATCTGTTGCTCTTTAAAGCAAAGTGTCCATGCTGCCCTAAATATGTCTTTCAGGCTTTCGTAACTAACCGCTGATGCCATTTGAGCAATAGTGTTGTCCAGCTCAATGCCTGGCGTTTGTTTAAGTTTCTCAACTGGCTTAGGCGGTGCTTTTACAGCAGCTTCACCGTCATCGTCAGCCGAGGCCACGCACATGGCGGTTTGAATTGAGTACCTCTTTGCGTAGCTCAACGCTGAACCGAAACCCTGACTGTCGTGTTTGCTTGCAGGCACAAACAGTTTTCCAAATGACATTTCTTGACCTGATTCGTGAATAATCACGGTTTCCACACAAACGCCACCTTCGGCATCGTGCGTTTTTTGTACAACCGCCAATCCGTTTGCAGACAAATGCGGTCTGACAGCATCGATGACTGACGCCAAGCTGCTGTATGCAGATTTAAAGTGTGGGTTTTTGGAATCTTTGGCTGCGTGTGACATTGCTGCCTGAGCCGTAACTAATGCTTTTGCTAATTCTTTCATTTATGCACCTGTATCCTAGTTATATGGCGGGTATGCCATGACTTATATTAAGCTATCTAAATACAGAACGCAAGTGGAAAACTCAAGGCTTAAAAAATAATTGAGTTTATTTGATTACTAATGTTAAGATTGCTACATGAATACAACAGAAATCATTGATTGTTTAGGTGGCACGTTCGCAGTTGCCAAGTTTTGCCGTGTCAGTCCGCCAGCTGTGAGTCAATGGAAACGCAACGGGATGCCTGGTGACAAGTTGGTGTTACTAGCCGCCGAGCTTGAACGGGCTTCAGACGGCAAATGGACTAAAAAAGAAATCCCTAACTGGTCACAAATATGGCCTGACTTACGATAGACTGCAATGACCTTTAGCAAGTAGGAAACATACTGGTAAGGGTCTGTTTCCGTCAGGTTAGCTTTAGACCTTGACACACCGGAAAGACGGTGGCAGAATGGAGTTGTTATCGTTGCAGATAATTAAGCCGTTTAAGTCTATATATTGACCCTTCGGGGTGACATCCTTAAAAAAGATGTTCTGCAACCAATATATAGATTTAAGCGGCTTTTTTGTTGGATAACTGTCAGGGCGCATCAGCTAATAGAGTGACCACTCGTACCCAGAACAGGTTAAGTAAAGAATTAAAGTTGTATCCCGTGTGACCCGCACGCCCTAGTAGAGAAATCGAACAGGATATAGACAGACTAGAGAAATCTAGTAAAACCATTTACTCTAAATTGTGATCTT